TAACAGATCCTCTGCATCCTGTGCTCGTGCCAGTGGAGAAGTGAACTTAACTTTGACATCACGCCCATCTAGCTCGATAGGAACGATCAAGCCGCGTCGAGTCAGTATGGCAACGACACGCTTGAGTATTGGTATGAGTACCTCGGTCTGAAGTCGCCCAAATGCCGACCCGATCCGTTTTGCAAGCTCTCGGGATTCAATAGCAACCTCAGTGGCGCTACGAATAGGACCAGCAGGATCACGCAGATCGTTGAACAACGCCAGCTTGATAGCCGTTTGAAGCTCAACAATTTCAAATTGCGCCAGTGCAAGGTTCGATCCTGTGTCGAGACGTTGAATGGAAGGGTTGTTGCTGTTGTTTGACCCGACAGGAATCACAACGCCGGGAGCAATGACCATATTGTACGGGTTTGTCACACCGTCGTCAGTAGCTGTGTACATGCCTGCAAGGTCGATTGCGGCCTTCTGCAATACAAACTCTTTGGCTTTGTTCAGAGAGCGCACATCGGGCAGTGCTTGCATGGCTGGACCACGACCACGAACCTCACCAGCCACCTTCGTATAGCGACCAGTCACCCAAGGGCTAGACTCTCCGAAGTCTTCGGTCCATGAGAATCTCTCTTCATCCGCAACCCACAGACAACCATAATAACGCTTGGTCTTAGGATCAAAGACAACGCCTTCGCTGACCATAACCTCGCTGTTTGGGCTGTTCTCGATCATGTTCTGGATCTTCTGAGAAGGCTTAAAGCCCTGCCACATACGCTCTAGCAACCGGACCTTTACCTCAAACTTGCGCCAGTGCGTTTCAACAGTGCCGTATGGGCCCTCCTCGAACGCGATGCCCTTCTGCGGGATGGTGCTGAAGCAGATGGGGTTGGTCTCGTCGTCTGTCTCCTCGATCTTCATGGTGGCAGTGCCTACCAATAGATCAAGTGCGGCTTCATAAAACTGCGTATGGAAGTTGGATCGGTTGATGTAGTCGAATACCAACTCGCATTGCTGATCTAGGTTGCCTCGGATGTCCTCTTCGGACACGTCAAACTGACCTGACTCAACTAAACGGATGATCTCTTCTGTTGGCTGGAAGCTGGCCCAGCGTGACCAGATCGGAGCAATGTTTTCTTGCAGCTTGCTCGCACCCTGTTGGATGGATGTGAGAGCCGTCGAGTCGAAGATCTTGTCCATCTTCTTCTGGCCTCGGTCCTCTGTGTTGAACAGATTACGTTGAGGCAAAAAATACTCATAAACATCCTGCAATTGGTCGTGCCACATTGACTGATTACTGAATGCTTTGGCTTCTCGTTCCTTTAGGTCTTGGATCGAGCCAAGATGCGGGGGCAAGCTCATAACGATTACCTACTTTAGGTTGATATTCATGCCGCCATACGGGCCCATTGGCGAGCCACCAGCACGACGTGGACCAGCAGCTCCGCCGCCCATGCCTAACATGGTACGAGCCGGGGCCGCCCCAGCACGACCGCCAGCCGCTTCAGCACGACTACGAGGGACACCGCCTAACAGCGACTTCGTTCCTAGCTTGCCGCGAGACATAGCACGGAAGCGCTCTTCCTGCTCTCGGATCTCTTCATCCAGTGCCGCCGCTTGACGACGCTCTACAGCGATTTGTCGTGCTGTGGGCTTAGGTGCTTTCGGTGATTTCATTTTATCCCATCCTCAGTGAATCACGGGTTGTCTTCTTCCCGTTACGTGTGAAGTTCTCGCCGTCGTATCCAATGACATCCTCGGGCTTGCGTTTGTTACCATCCCGCACACCCAGCTCGCCAAGAAGACTTTTACCTCTGCGCACTCGGTCGATCTTCCTAAACACTTTCCGGTGTGATTTGCCGATACCTCTTACACTTTGTCTGAGCTTACCCGACATTTTGTTTCTCCAAATACTTGAACAACTGGTATGGCGTCCAGATGAACGGCTTGTTAATTCCCAGCACCTGCTTCGTATATCCCACGCAAGTGTTCAACATAAATAGCCCACGCTTGGGCCTAGTAACTTTGGATTTTATCAGAATGTCGTTCTGGACTACATCCTTAATATTCTCGACAATCATCAGCTCTATGCCTTCCGTTGACTTGCCCAGTGCAAGCCATTCGCCATCATTCGGAATCACCACGTAACAATGCTTGATCTCAGGGTGTAGCATCCACGACCACCAGTGGCCCTCATCAATTGAGAACGCCACATATGCGATATCAGAAGACATTAATCTTCATCTCTGCCCGGCGCACTTGCCTGCTTTGTGTATGCAGGTTGGTTAGTGCCTGTCTACCTTCACCTTCTCCCTGCAATGCGTACTCCAATGCCTCGACAGGGTGCGAGTATTCGTTCTTGTCTGGCTCATCTGTGTACTTCTCACCCGATAGCTGTAACCGTCGGTAACAGAAGCCGCCTTGCAACCCTTTGCGGATCATCTTCGCTTTCGGGCTGATTAGGAATCTAGGCTTGCCATCCATGCACAGCTCTTTCATGGGCATCTCTAGCGCAGCACGTCGTAGCGAAGGATCGTTCGACAGTGTTGGAGTGCAAGGTATCCCGGCAGCTCGCATGATCTTGAACGGTGTATCGGCATTCGCTTGGTTCTTGTTATCGCCCGATGGATCACCCCAGCCCCGAAACCTGCATTGCGGATAGTTCGCGTCAATGTACCGCTTGAGGCTAGGCGCAAAGTCCACTGCCCCCGAGTCAGTCATGCAGAATTCATCGAAGCAAATCCAACGACCCAACGTGTCACGCTGTAGGAAAGCGCAAGCGGGAGTGCGACCGAAATCGAAACCAAGAACAATAGGGGCATCAGTACTAGGAGTATAAGCGTCCCCAAGGCAGTGTATAGAATCAGTGTAAAGAGGATGCACCGGCTTACCACTGGAGACAAAGCCATATTCATTAGCCAAGTTGACCTTGATCCAGTCGTCCGTTTTGCCTTGCAGTCCTCGCCGGTAGTAATCCTCGGGTAAGTTGTTGAGGTTCTCGGCTTTCTCGTTGAGATACCAACCATCTCCCTCCCGATAGACTCCACCGGGCTGGCGATGAAACTTCCAATCTTCTGGGCGGTCTTCTTCAGCGAGTCGGTAATACCAGTGATCTTCGTCTGGGGCATTGGAGTCACCTATCATTCCGTAGTGAGTAGGGCGTACGCCTTCCTTCATCGACGGGTAACGACCACAACGCAGGTCGAGCATGTCCACAACGCTCTTGGAATGCTCCTTGGCCTCGTTTAGCCACACCCATGTAGTCTGGATGCCTCGTGCCTTCTTGACGTGATCAGGGCGATCAAAGGCTATGAAGATGACTTCACTGCGTACAGTCGTGCCATCCTCTAACTTAAACTGAATCTTATGCGTTGGTGGTTCCTTGTTGCCTTGCTTGAACTCACCCAGCTCGCCATGGACTTCGAGCCAGTCTTTGATGGTGGTCGAGAATAGTTCGCTGTAGGTATTACGTGCGGCAATGATCCGACTGAGCCGAACACCGTAGTTGGGATGCGTCTCCCGAGTGACTGGCTTCTGCTCGCACATTAGCTCTAGAAGCTTGAGGATAACTTGAACTGTCTTGCCGGAGCCTAGTGGCCCCATGATGAAAGAGTTACGCGCCCGACAATCGGCGAACTCTTCGAGAACTTTACCGGGTGGCTTGGTTACATACTCAATCTTCGCCATCGAATCGCTTACGCTGCACGGCAATGACTAAATCACCGCCATCTGGACCAGTGATCTCTTGTGATTTTAGGTCTGGAATGTACTTACTCATCATCTTGTAGGACAGATCGCCGCCAGCTTTTAGCCTTGCAATATCTGCTCCATCTAACTCTAGCTCTGGATCAAGCAATTTTTTAACGACATCAAGCACATGGGTATGATAGCCCTGTGCCTGTATTTGCTCTCTCATTGCCTCTTGGCGAGTAGCTCTATTTAGTTGCGCTCTTGTCTTTGGCACCGAAGATCCTATCCCAGTTATCAGAGTAAGCTTGTCTACTACTCTTGGTTGATTTACGTGGTAATGATCCTTTCCCGCCATTCAGCTCGGGGAAGTGTCTATCCCGCGTTTCCTTGTCTAGCTTACCACGATGATCAGCCATCATTTACCTCAGTTGGAAATGGTCCCCAAAATGATTTCCCGTAACGCTCAAACGCCCGGATATACCGGCGAATAGTTGTTGGGCTTACATCAAAGATGGTGGCTAGGCTGTCGAACGTAACGCCACTGTGATTCAGCTTTGAGGCTTCCTGCACATCCTTATAGGTCAGCTTCATTTATTGCCCTCCCTATCAACTCAGGTATTGGCGGAACGACTGCATTGCCTAAGCATTTAAGTCTGTGTGACCTAGCGGGAATCCCATTAGCCACTCGACCCACGTCGGGTTCAGCGCCCCACCCGCTTGCGCCGACAATGTTGGTGTATTGCGATTGTATTCCGAAGGATAGGCTCCCTCTTTTGCGTTGTGCGCTGTTGGTGTCGGCCACATCCGCACATATTGTTGCAAGGTTAATTGCGCTCTGTGACCGCTCGGCCTGATCGGTTGCCAGTTGGGTGTTGTTCCTCCCGTGCTCGCCGCCGGGGTAGGCAATAATCCAGATCCGATCTCTGTGATGGTGCGCGCCAAGTTCGGAAGCTGGTATACAGTGCCACTCCGCATCATACCCGAGCGCGGAAATGTCCCAAAGAACTCGCTTAAACCAAGCTCCCCGCTCTCCATTAAGCAAGTTTGTGACGTTTTCAAAGATGGCGTATCTAGGTCGAAGCTCCCCAATAAGACGGGCGCACTCTGACCATAGCCCGCTTCGGGTTCCGTCTTGTATTCCTGCCTGATTTCCTGAGACTGAGATGTCTTGGCAGGGGAATCCGCCTGTAATGACATCGACTCCAATTCCGTCTGAAGCCAGTCGCTCTGCTGTGATTGTTCTAACATCGTCATAGATCGGTACTCCGGGCCAGTTCTTGCGTAAGACTTTCTGAGCATAAGGATCTATCTCACAGAAAGCCGCTGTCTCGAATCCTGCTCGCTCAAGACCGATGGTAAAGCCACCGATCCCAGCGAATAGATCAAGAACTTTCACAATCGACACCTCGGAAGTTTGGATGCCCGTTCTCACCATTGGAATCTATCCACATGGCGACGTTCTCACAGTAGAACTCGTACTGGCTAATCTCTTCTTCCATGTCGGCATTACCTACGATGCCCAACACAGTGATAAATAAAATAACCGCGCCTATTACAAAGCCCGGATTTTTGTTAAACATTTCTTGCTCGTACATGACCCATTCCCTTTTTTGAGGGGCAAGAAGCCCCGTGACCTTTCCGGCCTGTTGTTACCCTTAACTCAGTGAGTCGGGTAGTATTTCGCCATACCTAGCGCTCGTGCATTCTCTAGCTTACTGACAGCACAAAGATCGAGATACTCGGACTCTGTAAGTCCTTTCAAACGCCCGATGAGTACACATACCTTATCGAGGTTCTCAATGTGCTTTTCGCCGTTACGAGTGCAAAACATGGCTCGCTTCACTGTAGTACACATCCGGTAAGTGTAACATATTTTGTGGATTTGCAACCACCCCCTTTAAAAAAGATAACATTTTATGTTGTTTTTTATTTTTAGATATGTTTT